GGGGGGTTTGTATGGAGGGATATTTGGGGGAGTGGATTAGAGCGTAGTACGCGGGAGGGTGGTCAGTCATGCACAGCGGGGGGTCCGGTGCCGGTGGGTTCCCCGCTCCGCCGTTTACGCCTCGCCCCCCGTGCAAACGCTGATCTGTGTACACGCGCCCGCGTGGCCTGCGCCCGCCTCGTGCCTCGCCTCGTGCTGCTCACGCATCGTCGGTGCCTGTCCGTTTACGCGTCGTCTGACCCACTAGCTTGAGGTGTCCGCTCAATGCGGCCTTCAGTTCTGCTGCGGTGAGGGGCTTGTCTGCGGTCTGCTGCTGGTCGCGCCACATGCCTGCACTGCGACCCAGGAGTTCCAGGGCCTTCAACCGACTGCCCTCCTGGTTGGCCTGCTTGCTTAGTGCCACCAACTGCCGCATCACGTATCGCCTCGTTGCCGCCACGTCATCCGCCAGGGCCTCTTGTGTCTCTTCCCATGCCTCTTGGATGAGCCTGCTGATCCGTTCATCCTTCATCAGCCTTGCTGCTGACGCTGAGATGCTCTGGTCACTCGCTTGTGCTCCAGGGTAGGCGCCCCGGTAGCTCTGGCGCAGTGACTTGCCCTCTATGACCCCCCGACAGAAGGCCTGCTGCTGCGCCGTCAAGGGACGCTCTCGCTTCCATCCTTCCGCTCCTATGACCTTTCCATCTCCTCGGGTCTTTGGTCCTTCTGCTGCCTGGGCCATCCGTTCCGCTTCGCTCAAGTCTTCCGGGCCGTCTTGTGTGTAAACGTCCTCGCTCTGGTCCTCATCCTGGCCCGCCTCATCAAGCGCTCTCAGGTAGTCCTCGCTCGTTGTCTTGTTCATGGTCTCTTGTCCCCCAGCCTTACGCTGGCCTCGCGTCATTAACCCCGATGCCCTCGGCATCCATTGTTCGCAATGTTATCCACAGGTTATTCATTTGGCAAGAAGTTATCCACAGCCTGTGGATAAGCCTTTGTTTGTGCTTAAAAATGAGGCATTACCTATGAGCCACCTGTGGATAACTTGTGAACAACTCGCTAGACGCCGCGATCTTTCTTTTTTGATACCCAGGTAAGGGTGAACCACTTAAATCGCTCCTGGGCCGTTTTGACGCGTTCTAGAGGCATGTCCATTTATACAGGAAAGACCCCCGACATTTACTCGGGATTGCATGCCGTGCTACTCGCGCATATGCGCCGCATCACGCACACATCACGCACACGCGACTTGTGGTCTAGAGCCCCTTCCGCCCGCCCCTTGTGGTGCTAGTGCTATCCCCTCGCACACACCTATTGACCGCACCGGTTTACACCGTTATGCTCGCGGTGCCCGCAAGGGCCCCCGCAGCGGTGATCGCGGCGGCGGCACAAGAGAGAAGCAACATGCATACGACCCGTGAGTCCTGGTTGGCCCAGGCAGTGGCCTTTACCCGCCCCCGCGTGGAGCACTTCGCAGGTGCAAGCCTGCCAGCCCGCATCCGCATCACCTGCGGCTTCCCTAGCACCTTCACGCGCAGCGGCACCCTGGCGGAATGCTGGGCCGACACCGAGAGCGCCGATAGCACGTTCGAGGTGCTGATCTCCCCGACCCTCGCCGACCCCGCTGCAGTGCTGGCCCAGGTGCTGGGCGCTATCGCTCACACTGCCCCCGGCGCGATGAGCCCCACCAGCAACACGTACACCGAACTGGCCGCCAACCTGGGACTGTGCCCGGTGGGCGACTCATGGCGACAAGTGCAAGGGGCTGAGGACTTCGCCCAGGAATACGACACCGTCCTGCAGTCCTTGGGCGCATACCCCCACGCTGCCATCCTGACGGGCAGCAAGAAGACGCAGACAACGCGCATGTTGAAACTCACTTGCCCCTTGTGCGGTTACACGATCCGCACCAGCGGGAAGTGGATCGCCACCGGGCTGCCCGTCTGCCATGACGGCACCGAGTTCCAAGCAGAAGCAACCGAAGGGGAAGAGCAATGAACCAAGCACAAGCCCAGGCAGCCCTGGCTGCCATCTCCATGTCCACCCTGCTGCCCGCCTACCGGGCAGCAACAGGAGACAACACCAGCACCGTGAGCCGCGCCCAGGTCATCCAGGCCCTGGCCGCCCGCGTGGCGCAAGGCGTCATCACCGTGGCCGGTGTCCGCAACGGCTACGTGGCAGCAGATGCGTCAGGCGTCCCCGCTGCAGCGCCCACTGTCGGCTCCGAGGCCGCCCGCCTCAAGGCCACGGTAGGCAATCCCGCGCCTGCATTCCCCGCCCAGGCACCGACCCCCGCAAACCCTGGCGCGGTGCGCCTCGCCGCCCAGGTCGGCGCGACAGAACTAGAGGTGGCCGGCCTCAAGGTTTCGATGTCAACAGTCGCCGCCGAAATCCAATCCCTGGACCAACGCATTGCCAGCCTGGGGCAACAGACCGCAGGCACCAATGGCCGCCTGGGCCAACTGGGCAACGACATTTCCAACCTGTCTGCCCGCCTGGACGCCGGCACTCATGCCGCACAGGCTGAGGCAAAGAGCCTGCGCGCCCAGGTGCAGACCCTGGCCGACTCACTGGGCACGATGCCAGTAGATGAGATGCGGGCAGCAATGAGGCAGGCAGTCGCTGATGCCTGGGGCCCGGTCCGCGCCGCCGCTGAGGCCAATGGCACCGAGTCCGATGTCCGCGCCCAGGTGGCCGGCCCTGCTGGCCGTGCTAGTGCTCTGGACGTCTTCGGCATCGATGCCCGCGATGCTCGGGGCCGTCCGCTGATGTTCAGCACCTGGGCAGACACTGCGCCGCCCGTTGACGCCTGCCATATCTGGACCGAGCCCGTGCTACGCATGCTGGCCCTGGCCGAGTCCACCGGGCGCAATGCTTGGCTTGCTGGCCCCGCCGGGGTCGGCAAGAGCCAGACCGTCCAGCAATACGCCGCCCGCACTGGCCGCGCCTTTGAGCGCTTCCAGATGCACAAGCTGGCAGGGGTGGACGACTTCCTCGGGGCCGTGGGCATCAAGGGCGGGGATACCGTATTCCAGCCGGGTCCGATCCTTCGCGCCTTCACCACGCCCGGTGCCATCTGCCTTATCGACGAACCCGCCACCGGATCGCCCGCAGTGATGGCAGTGCTCAATGGCCTGCTGGAGCCTGGGCAGCCTCGCATCTCCCACGGGGAGAAGGTTTACACGCGGGCGCTGGGCACTCTGTTCTTTGGTGCCGACAACAGCAACGGACAGGGCGACACCGGGGGCCGGTTCGCTGGCGTTCAAACGATGAACACCGCGACGATGGATCGCTTTTCATTTGTGGTGCCGCTCACCTATCTGGACCCGGCAGACGAAGCCGCCGCCCTGGTGCTGCATACGGGTTGCACACAGAAGATGGCCGACCACGTAATCCAGGCCTTCACCCTGGCCCGATCCAAGGTGGAGACCGGCGACCTGATCGACCCGCCCACTTTCCGGCAGGCTATCGCCTTCACCCAGGCGTGCAGCGTGCTCCCGCCTTCCGAGGCCTGGAGAGTGACCATCGCAGCGAGGCAGCCGATGGAGTCGCAGGTTGCACTGGCCGCGATCTACTCAACCGCCATTGACGAAACCATCATTGCCCAGGAGGCAGCATGAAAATCGAACACCTGATGTCCCGCGCCACCGTTCGGGGCTTTGAGGCCCGCGCTGGCCTGGAGTCCTTCGGGGCCATGCTCTGCAAGATGTGGGGCCTGCCCCCCATCACCATCACCTGGGGGCCGATATCGACCGCTTGCATTGACGCGCAGGGCAACGCGACCCTGGCAGACATCGCAGACGATGCGACGGTGACCCGCACCGAGGTTGCCCGGTATGCCGGGTTTTTGCTGCATGAACTGCTGCACAGGAGATACACGGACTTCAACGCCCGCGATGGCCGCCCGTACGTTGACCGTTTACACAATGCCATCGAAGACGCCTGGATTGAGTCCCGCTGCATCCGGGAAGGCCTGACCGGCAACGCACGGGGCCTGCTGCATCAACTCATCCGGGGCATGGTGGACGATGCCCCTGCGGGGGTGGACTGGTCTGCCGTCCCTCAGTACCCCTTCAGCCTCGCCGTTTACCTGCGCCAGTACGGGGTCACCGTGCCCGTGCCCGCCTCGCTGATGCCCGTGTACCGGGAGGCACTGCGCCGCCTGCCCGCCTGCACCAGCAGCACCGACACGCTGGCCCTCGCGCAATGGGTCTTTGCACAGATGCAACAGCCCGAGAGCAGCAAGCCCGAAGACCAGCAGCAGGGCGACCAACCCGGCAACGAGCAAGGCGACGGACAAGGCGACCAGCAGGGCGACCAGCAGGGCGACCAGCAGGGCGACCAGCAGGGCGACCAGCAGGGCCAGGACGGGGCCTCTGGCGACGGTGAAGGGGCAGACCCGGCAGACGCTGGCAAGGCCGGGAAGCCCCGCCCCAACAGCCACAGCATGGAGGTCGAGCCGCAGGGCCCTGCCCCCAAGGGTGACACGGGCGGCACCTTCACCGCCCAGGCCAATGAGCAGGGCTGGCCTGCATCACACAAGGCCCGCTCTCTCGATGTCACGATCCCGGGGGCCTTGAGGTATCAGGTGCGCCGCCTGTTCGAAAACACCGCTCAGGATTGGGTCGAACCGGGTTACCGCTCGGGCCGATTGAACCCCGGCGCACTGCACCGAGTCCCCCACGGTGGAGAGGATGTCTTTACACGCCGCTTTGAGCGCGACGGTATCGATTCCGCCGCCGTGCTGCTGCTGGACATGTCGGGGTCAATGTGGAGTGATCTTGACAACAACGTCAGCAAGATAGACACCGCAGCCGCCTGTACCTGGGCACTGGCCGAGACCCTGATGCAAGCCGGGGTCGATGTCGCAATCCTGGGTTTCGACAATGACCTGTATCGCCTCCGCGACTTCGGCAGCACCCCAGCACTGAAGACCCGCGCCATGCTAGAGCGCATCAGGACGGGTGGCAGCACCAACGATTACGCGGCCATCAGGTTGGCTCATCAGATGCTGCTGCGCCACCATGCAACCCGCCGCGTGGCCTTCGTCCTGGGCGACGGTGTAGGCGACCGCGCCAACGCATCCCGACAGGTGAAGCAGGGGGAGAACCTGGGCATTTCGACTATCGGGATTGGCATAGGGTACGACGTCCGCAGCGTTTACGGTGCTGGTTCTGTCCGGGTTGATAAGCCCGCAGACCTGGGACGGATTGCCTTCCAAAAAATGAAGGGGGCAGCATGACCCCCGACGACAAGGTGGGGCTGGCAGCGCTGGCCCTCTTGATCCTGGCCCTGGCCCTGGTATGGGCCGGGGTGATTTGAAACC